GGGAAATATCGAAAGGGCAAAAGTGTTTGCAAAAGTCAAAAATGGACAAAAAAAATGTCCAATTCCTGAAAACCCAAGGACTTTACCAAAATCAAAATTCCCAAAAATGAATTTACATCATAATGCTCTCATTTCCATTTTTTTTATGCAAAAAGTGTTACCATAAAAAAATTGCATTTTTGGGGAAAAGGGTTTAGGCATTTTTTCTGTTGTCTATGTATGACAACAAACGACAACGATCTTAAGGCAAATTTATGCTCAAGATTTTATTGCAAATTTTGTGACTATAAAACATCTAAAAAAAGTAGTTTTAATAACCACAATGAGAGCAAACGGCATAAATGCAACGCTTTGACAACAATGTCCCTCACTCTTCAACCCAAAATATGCTACTCTTGCAAAAAATGTGATAAACAATACAATGATAGAGCTGGATTATGGAGACACAAGAAAAAATGTAATTATGAAAAAGAACCAGAAGCCAAAAATGAAATTATTTCTATTAATCCTCCACCCGGCGAACCAAGTTTAAAGGAAATGTTTATAAAAGTTGTTGAACAAAACCAAGCTATTCTTTTAGAGAACCAAGAAATGCGAAAACTTTTACAAGAAACTATCCCTAAGATTGGAAATACTACTAATACCACAAATAATAACAACTTCAATTTACAGTTCTTTTTGAATGAACAATGCAAAGACGCCCTTAACATAATGGACTTTATTAACCAACTTCAATTAAACACATCTGACCTGGATATGGTTGGGCGTGTAGGATATTCTGAAGGTATTTCAAAACTTTTTATTAGAGGCCTCAAAGAACTTGACGTTTTTAAGCGACCCATTCATTGCAGCGACTTGAAGAGAGAAATTGTTTATGTAAAAGATAAAGATGCTTGGGAAAAAGACAATGATGAAAAGAATAAAATGAAAACTGCAATTAAATACATTGCCGCAAAAAACTTTAGACAAATAAAAGACTGGAAACAAGAAAATCCCGAATCAGATGATTATGATTCAAAAAAACATATGGATTATCATCAAATTGTAATACATTCCATGGGTGGAGCAACAAAAGAAGAAGATGAACAGCATTATAATAAAATAATTCGTAATGTCGCAAAACAAGTAACAATTGATAAAAAATAAATATATAAACAATTTTATATATTTATATTAAATGCGCTTCAGCAAAATTTTATTCGGGTTATTAAGTTTTTTAACAATCACTTCTGGATTAAATCTTAGGGAACATGACGAACCATCCAGTAACCGAATTTTAAAAAGATTTGTAAAACATAAAGGATATTGGGGGTATTGGGGATATTGGACGGTAGAAAAAGGTTATTATAAACATGGCAAATTTTACTGCACGAAAAACTGCGAAACTGACAAATCTCCAGTTAAACACGTTCCATAACCTTGGACTTTTTAGTCTTCTTAAATTTTCTTGTCTTATTATTTTTTTGTTTTTTCTTGTTCGTTTTATTTTTTCTTCGTCTTTGTTTTCCTCCTCTAACATTAACATCGTGTCTCTCCATATTTCTATTTTCCCATTCACCTAGAATTTTTTGATACGTTTTTCCTCCTGGATGTGTAGGCCCCAAAGCCTCCATTGGGAGAACTGAAAGGCCTAATAAATTTCCCATATTCTGTTCCTGTTTCATTGCGTTTTTTATTTTTCTAGTTGCTTGGGTTCTGCGATTTGCGCGACTATGCAATTCGGCAATAATTTCAATGTCCGTTAGTTTACCCATCTTGTATAAAAGCTTTGCGATATCAAGGGCAGTCTTGTTATTTTTGTCTCTAATGTTGATATCAATATCTGGTTGGGCTAAAAGTATTTGTACGGCTTCTAGAAACTCATATTGAACAGCAATAATTAGTGGCGTGTAGCCAATGTTGCTTGTAGCATTTATATCGTTTGGACCGAGGTAAGGCAGAAGCATTTTTATTATTTCAGGATTTTTTCCAATAATGGCCCACATTAAGGTAGTGCGACCATATTTACCGTCCTTTATGTTTATCTTTGCTCCATAATCTAGAAGCACTTGGATTATTTCGGTATGGCCTCCTATTACAGCGTTTAAAAGCGCCTCAGAAGCACTATTTCTTACCTCTTCTCCACTAGCCAGCAGAACCTTGACAATTTCAGTTTTACCCAAACTGGCAGCTAAAACGAGTGCTAGAACCTCGTTGCTGTCCCTAGAATTTACGTTAGCACCATTTTTTATAAGATTTTCTACTAAACTTGCATCGTCATTTTTTATTGCAGTAATCAACGGTCTTTCATACAACGCCATTATATATATAAATATATATATATATATAATTAATTTACCTGCATGACTTTCTAGTTTTTCTCGCTTTCTTTAATTTTTACATTTTTTTTTGCGAATGCTGCGGTTTTTTCCTCCAGAAATGGGGAAGATTGCGAGTTGCTATAAAATCTTCAACCTTATTATCTGAATTATTTACGCTTATTGCGACCCATAGTACGAGAACGGCCTCGTGAATTGCCAGATATTTTACGAGTTCTGCGATTTTTGCGAGATTTTCTTGTTCGGCGTTTTAATTTTCCTCCATGGTTTGCCCAGCCTCGGCCTGCTGGACCTGGGACCCTAGCAGCATTGTATCTTGAATCTCGCTCTGAGATTAGCGGTATGCCATCTCTGAGATTAGTTTCATTTCCCATTACAAGGAGCATTTCACGATTCCTCCTGTAATAATCGGTGTAACTAAGCATAACGCCATTGCAAGCGTTTATCATATTCCTGTAAGTATTATTATAATAATACTCTTGACCACCATCATCTCTATCCTTTCTCGCCTCAACTATTACCGCTCTAATTATAGCATCTTGACTGCAAGCCATTGAACAATATATAATAACCCTATATAAAATATATATTTTCTAAATAATTATTTATTAACGTTAGTTTTAACGCTTCCATATATTTACTCTACATGTTTGAAAAATTTTATTCAGAAATATATTAACACTTCCACCTATTGGCGCACTCAAGGCAAGTTACAAAAGTTGTCATTGGCTCATCTGCCGACCTAGTCTGCATCTGATAATAAGAACACTTGTTTGAATAACATTTGCGACACTTGAATGTATCCGTCATCGCCTCCTGTTGCGTGTCATACTTAGATTTGTCTTTCTTAATCTTGGCTTGAATCAATGCATCCCACTTTTCAGGCTGCATCTCTTGATGCGTCATGAAAGCAAGAGATTTCACAGAAACCGTGCCATCCTTTACGTGATTGAGAAGCACTGAATTTCCACCAACGGTACCTTCGGAAAGGTTGATATAAATACTACGCAGCCTATCCAAGTAAATTTGCGTGTAGTATGGGTTGTCCCACTTCTTTACAACCTTGCGATTTGTTGCCTCCTTCAACGCATAATTATAAATCCCTTTCTCAAGATTAATTGCTTTCTTCTCGCTATCAAGAAGAGTTTGCAACTTTCCGCGAATGTTACTTCTGAAATTATCTGGGTTTTCAATCTTTCGCATTGCCATTTGTATAAGATATTAACAATTATTATGTTTATATCTTAATCAATTTTTATTTAAACAAATTCATTCTTCATTTTCATCCTCACTACTTGAGTCATATTCTTCCTCGCTTAATTCTGACCCAATATCCTCTATTTCCAATATTTCTTCTTGACCATCTTGTTCCTCTTTCTCATCATCATCTCCATCAGAGTCATCTGATGCATAATCTTCCTTTTCATCACTGCTATCACTGTCAACTACAAATCCATCCTTTAAATATCCTTGCTTTGTTTTTTTTGAAGCGGGAATGCTATCCAGTTCATCTTCTTCGGCTTCATCTTCTGCACAAGTTGCAGCCAAATCTTCAAAGCCTCCAAACAACTTTTCATACATCTTATCCCATTGTTCTACAGATAGCGATACAACCCCAAATGACCCATCATCCTTTTTAATTGTGGATACGAGAACGCAATTTCCAAAAAATAATGTGGTATCCACTGGCGGCGGAAAATCGTATTTATTTTCGGTGTTTGCCTTTCCCTCAGTCTTTGCAAATAGTGCAACTATACACTTCTTTCCATCCAATTTAATACCCCACTCCGTCTGCTTTGAAAACCCGTCAGGTTTCTTAAATCCACACTTTTTATACAATTCTTCTTGTTTGTAATCTTTAACTGTTAGAGATTTCAAAGAACCGATTTTTTCAACAATTATGACCGATATATTTTGCGACATGCCAAGTATAATAAATGATATTGAATGGGTTTAAATAGTTTATATTATAAATATTTAGGAATAATAATGACCACAACTAAAATATTTATTAAAGATTATGACCCACTTCTTTTAAAAAAGAAGTTTGCAAAGTTAGACGAGTATTTTAGGAACAAGGAGACAACTGTTGAAATAGTTTCACCCGATGGTTTATTTTTAATAGATAATAATAAGTTATGGAAATTGAAACCGATTGATAAAAACGTAGTTGTGCATAATTTTGAAGGTTATGAATTATTATTTGACTCAAGTTATTTTGAAAAGGAACTAATTTTATCTCAAATACCTTACGATCATGTAAATATTGATATTGTTAAATTTTATTATGGACAAGAGGCTGTTGGAAAAAAATCATTTTTAAAATTGATTGTAGAGGGTTTTTATGAAAATAACAACAACAGTATCAAAATTGGAGAGAACAATCTAAGTGACGATAATTATGCTAATTTTACACCTTCTAATTTTTATTTTTTAGCAAGCGAAAGTTTTGATAATGTTTTGCTTAAAAAAGAACTTAATGTGTTTTTATCCATGTTAAAGTAATATCGCAATATTATATGTTGTTTTGGACACTTCAAATTACTATTATTTCTATTATATTGATATTTCTTGTCCATCATTTAATATTATTTTTTAAAAGCACGCTTACTGTTCCAAAAGTGAAGGATTTAGTAAATGCACCAGCACAAAAATATGAGAATATTTATAATACCATTTCTTCAAGGGATTATACGGATAGTTTATTACCAACAATTCCTAACCCTGTTCCAGAAGCAAAATCAATGAAAGAGGAATTGAAAAACTTTTTAAAGAGCAAGGTAAGCAATGAAACCTCTAGGGACATTGGTGCAACAAATATAGCTATGTTAGACTCATTCTCTTCGCCAAACTTTTCTAGCTATTAGTATTAATAATATTACTAATATATAAAATATGATGTCAAACTTTTTTACGAGTAACAATGAAGATAGAATAGCGTTTGTAGAATTTATTCAGGATAATAAAGATGTACTTGAAAATTTGTTAAATAAACAAACACAACAATTGAAAGTAGAAGATGAAAAATTTAAATATCCACACAACCAAAAACAGAAACTTACAGATACACTCTTATTTTCAGAAAAGAAGAGGAAATTTAGACACGTTGAAAACTCTTTCAACTACTTTATAACGATGAATTTAGGGGATGACCCAGTGATAGGTGAATTATTGTATGATTTAGATGATGATGAAATACGCGATGATGGGTTTATGGAAAATCCTGAGCGAAGAAAACAAATAAAGGAATTTGAAAAATGGTTAAACACAGAAGATGTCAAAAAGGTGTTGGCAAAAAACACATTAAAAAAACTTATTAAAAAACACCACATACAACAATTAAAAGAAAATATGGATGTTTTATCAGTGCGCCCGATGGGTAAATTAAGTGAAAAAGACCCTGGTGGTCTAACCTTTCAAAAAACTCTTGGTAAATGGGAGGCAAGGACTATGGCGACACACGATAAAAGGGTAGGAGGAAAAAAAAGATTTTATAAAGATAAAGTAAAAATAACAAAAAAGAAAAACAGCAAGCGGTATAGTAAAACTAGGCGTTTTAAGCAAAGCAAAAAATTAAAAAGGTCTAATGATTTCATTTAACAGTTTTATAAAACAAATATAAAGCTATTTTAATAATAATTATATTACATGAAATTGTCGGAATTAGACCAAACTTCCATTTTAAAGCATTTTCCAAATGTAGAACTTTCTTATGAAACATTGGTGCATAAGAAAGTTTATAGTTCAGATTTTGTGCTGGCCATTCCAGAAGGCCGCAAACATTTTGCATGGTTTACTACATTTAAAACTCAAAATGTCTGCATTCTTCTTGAAATTACAGAAAACAAACAAATATGTAGAATAGAAATTGTTAATACTTGTTTTCATAGTCAATTGTCTTATGGAACAGTATTTTATGGGACAACTTTTAAATACAAAAATGCAAGATATTTTTCTACAGAAGATGTTTATTACTATAAAGGCGTAGATGTATCTAAAAAGGTGTTTTCTGAAAAGCTAGATATTTTTAAGACAATTTATTCTGGAGAGATAAAACAAAAGTATTTTTTTGAAAATTCTGTTATTTTTGGCTTACCATTAATTAGCAACCAGTTTCAAAATGTTGTTGGGACTATTGAACTGTTGCCTTATAAAATAAAATATATTCAATTCAGAAATACTGCTGCTGGAGATTCAAGAATATATAACATGGTTTATACGAAACAGAACCAATTTGACAGAACAACTCAACAAATTTCAGGTCCCAAGAATGATTTGAAGAGAGAAATAGTTTTCAAAATAACACCTGATATTCAAAATGATATTTATCATTTGCATTATTATGACCCGCAAACTAACAAAGAGGGTGCTGAAAATATATTTGATTTTGCATACATTCCTGATTACAAGACAAGTGTTATGATGAACAAGCTCTTTAGAAATATTAAAGAGAATGCAAATTTGGATGCATTGGAAGAAAGTGATGATGAGGCTGAATTTGAAGATGATAGACCAGATAAATTTGTCTTTTTGGATAAAGTGTATAATATGGTTTGTGTTTGGAATAACAAGTTTAAAAGGTGGACACCTATCCGCGTGGCACAAAAGGGTGACAAGATTATAACTAAGAAGGAACTTGCATACTATGAGAGAAAATAAAATGACAATAAATAAACATATTTACAGACAATATAAATATATTTATAGACATTATATAAGATGTTGGTGGCAATATTTTTAACATCACTTTTAGCTTTGTGTGTAAACTCGGAATATCATAAATATCCTTTAGATATAGAAGGGCTCCATAAGTTGCAGAGAGAAAACCAAAATATAGATTCATATTTGCACACTAGAGAATTATTTAAAGCCGTTCATGCCGATAAAAAGTATTTTGAGAAAACTGAACTTAAAGAAACTCTGAACGAAGAAGTCGGAAATTATGAAAACATTTCATCTCAAGCTTTTCATACAACAACCGTCAAGACTACTTTATTCCCTTTAAACAATTATTTTTCATTGGATGACGCCACGATTTCAAAAAACATTCAATCTATTGACACAGTGTTTTTGATAGACTGCAGCATGCATAATATAAGTATTGGTGATTACTATATTGGAACCGATGCTTCAAATCACGCTGATATTATGTTGAATTCTAATCAGGGTTCCACAGTTGGTTTCATTTTCTCTCGTCAAGTTATAAGAATTAAGAATATAAGTAATATTTGCAAGTATGTTTTAACTACAATTGTTCACCCACTTCAAATTATGGACACACAAATTGAAACCGCAGTTCATTTTCCATATGACCGCATTTATATTCCCAACTATGGATTTGAAGAAAGAAATCTAAGAGGAGATTCATTTATTACACCGGACGCGCCTTTGCTTGTCTGTTCTGATGATAAAGTTACATCAAAGATGGCGACTATTCATAAAACTGGTGAAGATTCTACAACAATCAAAGGTGTTCCGTTTGATTATAGCTACGCACTTGACGTTAAAGGAAATGAATGCTTGTATGCAGCGGCAACTATTCCTGGTTCAATTAACTATAATCATGCTTCGGGAACAACCGCTATAAGAAAAAATATTGTTTTAGGGAACGGTGCAACTTGCACTAACTGTTACTCTTTTGTTGGCGCTAGTATATTGGCTGTTTTTAATATATTTGGAGGACAAATGTCAACCTTTGCGTTTCAAGCTAAACAAGGTGGTGGTGCAGGATTTAATATTGGAATTCTTATTAAAGATCCATCTTTTTCTTCAGCAAAGTACATTAACTTGGCTGGACCTGGAAAGGCAAGTTCTATTCCCATTGTAGCGGGTCTATCCTTGGACATTAAATTTGGCGGCGCATGGGCAACAATTAAAGGTTGTGGAAGTGCCAAGGGCGAGGCCAGATTTTCTTCTGGTTATACACTTTACGAGGAGGATTCTATTATGTATACTAAATCTAAGTGGTCTGCTAAGCACAAATTAACAAATTCCAATCAATTAAAACCAGTATATTCTGCAAGTAGTTTCAAGATTTCTTCTGCAGCACTTTCAACAATTGTCTCTCTATCTACAAGAATTGAGTTTAGTTTTGGTGGATCAATACCAGTGGTAAATATTGGGGCTACCATTGATTTTTCATCCATCATAACTGCTACTGCACAGTTTATTAAGAAAGGGCATGGTTCTCTCTCAGATTATAAAATGATGTTGGATTTTTCTGAATCAGATTCACGTATTCTTCTTGACTCTGACGAGAGACACCCAGATGATAAAATTAGATTTAAAGTGAGATATGAAGGATTTAATCCAAATGAAGAACACGAGTTATATTTTAATCTTCATCATTCTGATAAAAAGGCAAGTTCGGGATATCCCGTTGCAAAACACAATTTCAAATCAAGCCGATCAGGCAAGGGAACAGTTGTTGTGGATTGGGTTGTCCCTCATGACTCGGTATTAATGCAGCGGGATACAGGTACTCCAAAACAACATTTTTCAGTTCATAGCTCGGCGCGTTTGGAAAGATTTCATTCTGGTAAGAAAATTAAACTTGTTCATAGTGAGGGTTCATCGGTATTCCAATATCCTCGCGACAATTCTATTGTTTCAATTGACAAAAATATCACAATTAAGTGGGATAAAAACAAAATGAAATATTTTAGACATCGCCCTGGAACAGATGGTATGGGTGAAGACAAAGTTTCGCCAAAAGTAAGTATTATTATTGTTTCCAAAGAAGGAAATGATGCATATCAGCTTGTAAATAATATTGATAATACAGGAGAATATAGAATAAAGTTGCCAGAAATCTTGAGATATCTTGGAAAAAAATTCTTTTTAGTTTTACACGACTCAAATGAATACACAAAAATGGCATGGCATCATGGAACCTTTCAGTTGGCTCCGCCAAGACAACGCGTTCCATTGAACGGGTCAGCAGAATTACCTTATACATATATTGAGTCTCCTATTCTTGGCAACGGATTGCCATTATGGGGTCTAGGTGCAAATAGTTCTTTATT